GCACAAGAGTAGGAAAGTTACAGTTAAGCGCTATATCAGTCAACACTGCTACGGGAAGTAGGCTCATAGAAACAGCATGTTGGATAGCCATCCACATCTCTTGTTTGAAATGTAGCACACCGTAGAAGTTCTGTTGACGTTCAAAGTTCTTATGCGCTGGTGATTCTGCTACTAGCGCACTAGCTCTGTTAACGTCATCGCTCTTCGAAGTAAGCATGAATTCAGGCATCACCAGCCGAGATGCTACAGCTCTTAGTTCCGCTTGCAGAATCATTACAAACTTGGCCGCATCTACTCCTTCAGTTGGAAAGTCAAACTCTGTACCTGCATCTAAATCTATAATCGCCGGAGGTATGAGTTGCTGAAAGTTGTGTGAACGTTTGGTAACTGGGTTAGTGAAGTTGAAGTCTGCTACGTCATCTACAAACGGTTGTATTGCACCTTTAGGTGACTTATGTTTGCGCACTAATGCAATAGCCGATTGAATCTGCGCCACCAGGCTCATATTGCGCAGCAGCTTTTCTGCACGTTCTAGGTTCTTCCGTATCGGGTAATACGTAGATAGGCCACGCTTAACCGTACTGTCAGTATTAATCTTAATGTGTCGTACGCTCTCTGCAGCAATTGTCCCTTGGTCATGTACATTGTATTCAATCACCGTCACCACATCGTTAGGATCGGTGTGTATACCGTAGCTCCACTCTTCTTTTTTCTCATCCATAGGCATGCGAATATTCTCAGGCTCGATAAACCTGTAAAGCGTGTGCCCGTCTATCTGGGGAAAGCGATGTATGAAACACTCGCCATCACGTTCTGCACGCTCTACTGCTTCCTGTTCTAACAGTCCCCAATCTGAGCGTCTTATCTGCTCATTAATAAACGCTTGTACTACCTTAACCAGCTCTGGCCTAGGTACGTCTTCATCAAAAGGCATAGCTGTGTATTGAATGCCGCTACCTACTACGTAGGCAACTCTGTTTGCTTGTGCGTTAAGCGCAAATTCATTATGTGTAGCCAAGTGTCTAGCATTCTGCCGTATAGCACGTAACTGCTCTTCTGTAGTAAATGCTTCCGGCTGGCTACCACTCTTGCCTCTATCTCTTGCGTTTGCGCCCAGCAGCTGCCACTCATCGCGGTGAAATGGATCTAACCACGGATCTCTGTGTGGTACAACCAAATCACCGAGGAAGCCACTTTGAGACTCAACTAACTTGAGCTGCAGCTTGACAGTTGCTTCTCTTAGTTTGTTCTCTAACTTTTGAAGACTCTTCGGTACCACGGTTGTTTCTTTTTCGGCGCTAGCCGTCTGTCCGTTAGATCCCTGAATGCTTTTAGATCGAGACATAGCTGATCTACCCTTTTCTCTATTGTCTCAACACGCTCGGCTAACTGCTCTGCCTTACTTTCTAACGCATCTTCTGCACGCTGTAATGCGCGCTTCTTCGTACGTCTATCTTTTGCGTTACCGCTCATGGTAATAATGTTTCTAAATGGACCGGGTAGCCCACCAGTGCATGAGTGACCAAAGCACATTAGATACCCGGCCCTTCGAGGAGTGTAAGGATTAGAAAAAGAAGAAATCCCGAATGTACTTTGACATCAGTAAAAGAAAGTCAATCATCCTATTATCCTCCAATCCTCAACGTGCTGCCGAGACCGTCTTTAGCTCCAACCTTACCATTGAACGCCCAGATAGCGCAGCGTAACGCCATCTCCAACGCATCAGGACCGTCATCGTGATCGCCGTTAGGTACATCGCGCATTTGATCGATACACATACGAGTCTGTGGTGTAGCTCTGAATCTAAACTTATGTTGCGCAAGGTACGGCCCCAGCCTACGTATGCGTATAGGCTTCTTCACTCTGTTATCGATATCAATGTAGGGAACAAGAATTCCTCTGTTGTCTGCTTCTTGCAGCAGATCAGGTTTCAGCAATTCTTGAAACTGGTTTATTTCAACGCCGAAGATATCCGGCTTGTGTATGAAGGCTAGCTCTGTTGCCTGGCTCACAATTACATCTGTGGGTATGCGCTGCATCCATACTTCGCTGTAGAGCACACCGTCTTTTGTGCGCCCGATCTTAGCAACAGCGCTGTAGTCTCCACGCTTCGCATCCTTCCCCTTGCTAGGATCGAGTGCCATAGATACTACGCTAAAGTTTTCTTTAGCTGGCCATTGCTCAAACCAGAAACCTTCGTAATCAAAATACTCATCTGTCCACTCACACTTGGTAGGATCCATCGGATTGTTTTGCTTCTCTGATTGGAATGATGCAGGATCTTCTGCCCACATACACATGAGATCGTACAGCGATTCCCGATCTGGCCACAACACCTTGCAACCTGTGTGCATGCGTTTCTTGTTTGCACTGTAGTATGCAGCAGCTTCTTCTTCTGCACCCTTCTTCTCTACATTAACGTACAGCTCTTTCCATTTAGCCCAGAGCTGCATGTTAGTGGGCCACACCTGCAGACTGTTGTATTCGATCTTTGTCCAGCCCGGAGTTATCGATAGCCTGCCTACAGTGCAATCACGATGCACGCGAGTACCAGCGATAATGTAGTTAGTGTGCCCACGCCTTCCTGCTTTCAGCACAGACTTGTGTAACCAGGCCCATACCCGCTCTCTAGTAACTGGGGAATGTGAAGCTTCATCACCCTCGGGGTCATCAATGTAAATCGTAGTGGGCCTGTCTTCCCGCTCTTTCCTGCCCCGCATACGCATCCCCGTTGAGATAGCTTCTACACGTATACCGTTAACAGTCTTAATGCTCTCCTTATTCCACTCGGTACCTTTGCCGCATGCCTGTGGGTAGATTTCTGCTAACAGTTCATTAGTCTCTAGCTCTGCAGCAACTGCAGCCAAGTACTTCTTCGCTTGTACCTCGGTGTCTGCAGCAAGCATGATGTACTTCTCTCGCTCTTCGCAGATATCACGCAGCGGCTGTGCGAAAGTAAGATATGTGCTCTTAGCCGAATCCCTGGGAGCAACAAGCACAACTTGCTGACCACGATTAGCAGCCGCATGATCTAGTGTTCTGCTTAGCTTCAAGTGTAGCTCTGAAGGATCGAGGTAGAAGTAATGCGGGAATAGCCACGCTGCCCACTCCTGCAGCTCCATCTGTACAGCGTTCTTTTGTCTGCTGTGTGCAAGCAGTCTGTTGCTGAGTAGAGCTGTAAGGTTTACTTCTGCCACGCTATTAACCTACATGCAGTTGCCTGTTGTGCTAGCTCAGTTAGTTGATAAACCTTCCAGCCTTTGCCTGCACCTAAGAATTCAGAAGAAACAAAGCCTGCTTGCTGTAATGGTGCTAGCGCTTTGCATACTGTGGTAGCGCACAGCGGCTTTCTGCCCCATGCGATGCACGCTTCGCTTACCTTCTCTGCTATCTGAGGTGTAGTAGCGGGGCCTAGTCGCTCTAGTGCGTACAGCACAAACGCTTCCCGCACACATCTACCTGGCCAGCCTAGCTTAGCTGCTAACACTCTGTACCGTGTTGCAGTGAAGTACCGTCCCTCCCCTGCGAAGATACGTTTCAACTTTCGTGAACGCTTAGCACATGCGCGCGCAGTGTGCGGACCGTTAGCAGATAGCTGCAGCTTACGGTGTCTGAATCGGTTAATAGTGCTGCGATGAAACCCCATTACCTTAGCTATCTCAAAGTCGTCCATGCCTTCAGCGTGCAAGCGTTTCAGCTTGGGTATGTCTGCAGCACTAAAGTGTCGCATCGTCAGCAATCCAACCTACATTCATACACTTCGTTGTAGACTGTGCCGCACCAACCTAGAAGGTTGGGGCCAAATTTCTTAAGCAGCTCCCTGAAGATTGCCTTAGCTTCCTGTTCCTTTTGTTTGTTAGGCTTCAATCTACCTCCGGCTCTGGCCCTACTTCTTCTGGCTCACCCTTCATCAGCTTAACAACTTGATCGCTAAGCCGCTCACTACCAGTGTAGCGAAAGAGCATTTCGCCCATCCATGATGCAGCAGTCCAACCTGGACCGGCGCCCACTTCTATGCTCAGCCCCTGCTAGCTCTACTCGGACGTTGCCATCGTCAGCAGAGACATCAATCATCTCCCAGCCCTGCTCTGCAGCTAGCTCTCTCATGTGAGCACAACCACATAGCGGTAAACAAAACGCGACTATCAGCACTAGGCTCTTCATGTGTACTTCCTTTCAGTTAAAGGTAACAGGCAGTGTAACATCGGGGTCAGCCGGTGCGGCATCACCAAAAGGTCGAGGCCATTTGATTGCGCCAATACACTGCACTGTTACCCATTTCAAAAGGAGCAGCTACCGTGACAGCACCAACAAGCCTAGCCGGGGACGGAAACCCCTAAAACGTGTTAGTTGTAGCTGCTCCCTGTTTCTAAAAGCGACCCTGCGCCTGGAGGGGATCTATCGGGGAATGTCCAAGGCGCAGGGTTCTGAATGTGTGCAGCAGAATGGTAAAGACGTTTGGGCTCGTTAGGCAAGGTTCTGCTGCCATGAGGTCATGTAGCCACCCGTATCGTTCTACCCGTTGACGGTATGTCGATCTTTGCTAGCTCTGCAGCGACCTTCTCTATCACGCTCTGCTGCTTCACATGCTTGCTCAGCACGTCTACTACAACGTCGAAAACTCGCTGCACGTCTTCTGGGGTAACATGCTCTTCCACCCTAGTAGGCATCAGCTTTGTTAGCACCTGCCCCAGTAACTTGTTGTCGCTCTTCATCTCCTTAACCAAGTGTTTGAAAAGGTCTTTGCCGCCTTTAGTCTTTCCTTCTTTCTCGATTGCATCCCACACACGCACAACTGCATTGCGCGCTTTTTTGTTCGCAGCTTTTGCTGCTTCAGTGCTCTGCAGCTTGTTTCCAAGTGGGAATGGATTTGCAGCGGAATGCTTGCCTGCTCTACCGCGTTTGGTAGCTTTCTTACTGTTGCTGGGTGTTGAAACGCGCACACGTTTGGCAGTGCGTTTTTTACGTGTTTTGTGCATTTCCCCTGCTCCTATGGACTATGATTCTCCCATTATCCCCTACAGAATTCCACCAGATCGCTAAAAGTTCGTCTCAAAAAGGTTACCCCCCCGTATATAGGTGGTTGATTAACCCTTTGTATATAGTTAATTAAAATTTACCCCCTTCTGATATGACAACCGTCGTTTTGACCATATACCCACACCGGGGGGTAACCTTTGTGGGATTAACGTTTTTCGACATTTCACACCTACAC